ACATCTTGGATTCTTGCCACCAAGTCATTGGGGAAATATCTTCCCCGATCTTGATACATCTTGATGTGAGATAGTCTATCAGTGACATATCTTATGTCTCTCTTCAGATTTGGAAAATCTGCAAGAGAGTCAATAAATCTCTCACAAGAATCAATCAAGTCATATGCCATTCTAGTTTCACTGAAAGTCATAGTTTAATCTCCGATTAAAAAGGTTGAAACAAAAAAAAGAGCATAGCACCTAAGTGCTATACTCTTTCAGTGAAAGGTAGCTTACGCTACCTTCCTCTTCTTCTTGGAAGCCTTTGGCTTCTGCTGTGAAGCATGGTGCAACTCTATGAGTTGCATGATAACCTCTTCGAGGTTAAGTTGCTTCCTTGAAGCAAGTTCAGCAGTATACTGAGCCAAACCCTTGGGGTTTGTAGGAACCTTGATCACTTTTAACTTCTTAGCAGAAGTTACCTCATTCCCAACATTGTCGGGATTGACCTCAACCTTAGGTTGAGACTGAGAAGTCGTAGACTTCTTCTTGGAAGCCTTTGGCTTCTTCCTTGTTGAGAAGTCACCGACTTCTTCAACAAATGCTCTTTTCATCGCTGAAAGCGATGTAAAGCCAAGGGACTGTTTTCCGTTGGTGAGAACTCTGTTCTCAAGCCAAGGAGTGATCTGGTCATGGTTCTTATAGAACCATAAGCATTCACTTCTCCTCTGAGAAGTGAGTTTGTTCAGAGAACACTCTTCCAATCTCTGATTGGAGATTCTGCCGTATTTGCTTTCCAAGCAAAGCTCATCAATCAGCTTACCAGTTTGGTAAGCTAGTCCACCAGATTGAGTATCAATCTTGTGAAGCTTGGCATGCTCCAACAGAAACTGAGCAGTTTCTGAGGCAATGACAGCTCCTCTAGCTTCAAAAGTACCAGAGTACTTTTGGAAAGCCTGAGGTTTCTTAGAAACCTTTGGAGCAACTTTAGTTGCTTTAGCAGATTTGCTCTTTAGAGCAGTTACGAGTTTGGATTTTGTGTTTGGCATTTTGCCCTCCTTCTATTAATTGGTTAACACATTTGTAAACAAATGTTGTGTTAACCAATTACTAGGGTTGCCGTTTCCCAACAATGTCGGGAATGGTCATACCCCCTTGGGGTATGTTTTTGAATGACCAAAAACTATCCATAGGCTTTAGCCTAAACCTGTTTTTTTCAGAAATCTTGACCTCAAACTACTGATTGCCTACGGCAACTGATGTGATAACAGTTGCTTTTAAAAACAAACTCGTTTGTTTTCAAGGCGATGGGCATTCCAAGGTGCATTGCGATGCACAATTTGCGTTCACCACGCATCGGGATGCACGATTTCCCCTGCATCGGGCATCGGGACGCATGGGGAAGGGGGGGTGCGTCAGATATATGTATATATAAATACACAGATTAGGAAAAATGAGTGTTAACCACTTTAGTACGGATAGAGACAGGGGTGTCAAATAATTGGTATTGACTACTAAAAGCATACATGATATAATTATATAAACTAGGATGACATATTAAGTGTTACATTAAAATGTTTATTCAATATAAATAAATAATCACTTACATGTAACATATTAAATGTATGTCTATATAGGGATTTATCCGTACTTTTTTAAATTAATGTTTGACAATGGGAAAAAAATCCGTAAAACTATACACAGATAATGTAATTGAAGAGTTTTATTCTGCTGTGGCTAATAACAACTTAGATAAATTACATATACCTCACAGTGATGTTTTCTACGTAAGAGCCGCAGTGGAAGCCCACTATGGCAGATCTTTTACTTTGAAAGAGGTGGAAGACGCTATGATAGCTGAAGGTTGGTCAGACCATAAATAGGAGCAAAACTATGGTAATGAAAAAAGGCAAAATGAAGAAAAAGGGCATGGCACGAGGTGGTGCTATGATGAAAAAGAAAGGCATGGCAGTGGGGGGACTCAAAAAACCTGCAGCAGGAGCTAAAGGGCTAAAGAAGTTGCCTACATCTGTACGTAATAAAATGGGCTACATGAATAAAGGTGGCACAATGAAGAAGAAGGGCATGGCTCGTGGTGGAGCTATGAAGAAAAAAGGCTACGCAAAAGGTGGAGCAATGAAAAAGTACGGCACTATGTATAAAGTCGGTGGTGCTGTGGCAGGAAAAAAGTACGGAATGGTTGACAAGAAGAAGAAGAAGTAGTATAATTATGTCACTATGGCATATCTACAAAGTAACATTCCGTATTTCAAAGCTTGGGTAAGACGAGAGTATACCTGTAACTTTGAAAAATATCATGGCGAGTTCTTACACTGCATGGTTATAGCTGTAACAACAATGCCAAATAGGTCACTCAGCTTTCAAGTTATATTTACTGGCTGTGAGACTGACGATACTGACGAACCAAACGTGCATGGTGGAGCTATGTGGGCTAGAATGCCTATCACAGCCCTAGTAGGAGACACTCCTGTAGAAGACTGGGCTGAAGAAATGCCACCCTACATAGCACAACCTTGGGATTGTATGTCTCATGATCATAGTGTGTATGTATTAGACAGAGCTACACCTGCACCGTGGATAGCAAAAGTGGATGGAGAGTTCTATCCTGCTAAATATTACTTCACTGTAGACTACACAAACAGTGAAATAGCTGATGACCCTGCACAACATAAGCAGTCACACGTACTAGAACTGATGGATGCAGGTAAATACACAGGAAATATTGTGGCATTACCCAATAATAGAGTTAGAGTGACACACCCTGCATGGTTTGAAGCAGGAGAAGGACCACCTGACTTTAGACCCTCCCAAAGAATCTTTCATTCAAAGCAAGAAACGGAATATGTATGGGATACTGGCAGAGTATTCAACAACCTATACGCAAAGGAGAAGAGAAATGGCTCAAAAAAAGTCAACCGTAAACAAAGCAGGTAACTATACCAAGCCGGGAATGAGAAAAAGAATGTTTCAGGCTATAAAAGCAGGGTCAAAGGGTGGTAATCCCGGACAATGGAGTGCGAGAAAAGCACAATTATTAGCTCAACGCTATAAAAAAGGTGGTGGGGGCTATAAGTAATGGCTGACCCTAAGGTTGGCACAGGCAAAAAGCCTAAAGGAAGTGGTAGAAGACTCTACACGGATGAGAATCCTAAGGATACAGTAAGTATTAAGTACGCAACGGTAGCAGATGCAAAAAAAACTATTGCAAAAGTTAAAAAGATTAACAAATCCTATGCGAGGAAGATCCAAATCCTCACCGTTCTTGAACAACGAGCTAGGTTTGCAGGAAAAACTGAACAATCTAGGCTTGCCAAGAAAGCGAAAGAAACATTAAGGAAACAGCATGGCACTAGCAAAAAGTCAAAGGTCACTTAAATCATGGACAAAGCAAAAATGGAGAACAAAAAGTGGTAAGCCGAGTAAACAAACTGGAGAACGCTATCTTCCAACAGCTGCAATCAAAGCTCTATCACCCCAAGAGTACGCAGCGACAACTAGAGCTAAAAGAAAAGGCAAGGCAGCAGGGAAACAATTCGTTAAACAGCCTAAAGGTATTGCTAAAAAAACGAGAAGTTATAGAAAGGTTACATAACATGGGGTACTTTGAGAATGATAGCTGAAGCATGGTTTGCAGTAGCAGTAATGCTAGGAGTACACAATAATGGTATGCAGGACATACTTATATTTAAGCAACCAGAACACGGACACTTTCATAGTGTAGAAGAATGCAAGACTTTTGTGCAAGAAAATCCTGCACCTCTGGTAAAAACAATATGGAAGTTCTATGGGCAAAGACCTGTAGAGAGAGTCATATGTGTAAATGAAGATGTTATTAATCAATTCATAGCACAGCAGAATGAGATTCTTTTAGATAAAATACCAATATACTAATGCTTTATGAACCCACCTGTGAGATCTGTGGCAGTCACATTGAAGACGATAGATGTGAAGTATGTGAGCATACAGGTGACAACGGTGATTGGGTAGAGGAAGTTATAAAGGAAAAAAATGACTCCAGAGACTCTTGACAGATGGCGAATATTACCAAGACTTATGATGCTAGTAATGACAGGAGTTTACATTCGCTGTATAGAATGGGCTTTGAGTCAGCCAGAGTTGACCACACAGCAAGCAGGATTAATATCCGTGATTACTGGAGCGATGACAGGTTCATTCGCAATATGGATGGGAGCAGAGAAGTCAGAACCCAAAAGAATGGAAAGAGAAGAACGATGAGAAAGTATTTTAAAAGATTATGGTGTGCATTGTGGAACAAGAAGTGCCACGATGATTGTGACTGTGTATAATGCTAGGTACAATATTAAGTTCTGTATCTAGTCTAGCATCTTCTTACATAGAAGGTAAGACAGCCATACAAAAGGCTGAAGCTACCATTCGTATGAAAGAAGCAACAGGTGAGATAGATTGGGACTTAGCTGCTATGAGGGCATCACAGTCCTCGTGGAAAGATGAATGGCTTACACTTTTGTTTAGCATTCCTCTAGTACTGAGCTTCTGTGGTGAATGGGGTAGGGCAATAGTAGCAGA